AAGTGGAAGTGGTGCATTAGGAGCAAATAGTGTACCAACACAAGCTATTACAGACAATGTGTGGGCATTTATTGACATAGGTGAGGTAGCAGGAAGCAATATTGATACAGCTGGTTACAGTGGTGGCGGAGTACACGAAGTTGTTCCGGCTTCTACAAGAACGTTGACAGCAGGTGCGGCACAAGGTGCAACTGGAGAGATTACAGTTTCTATATCCCTACTTAGAGCCACAGGACACGACTTTACACAAATAGGTACAGGAGGATTTAACGATTCAAACTATCCAAATGTTATCTTAGGTGACCCGGTTAACACATTGGCTGAATTTTATACTGATGCAAATACTGCAACATCATCTCAAGTTTGGGAAAGACGAAAAGGTAGGGTTTTCTTTGTAAGTACAGATCAAAACGGATTCTTCCGTGTAGGTAAATTCTTTAGTGTAGACCAAGCAACTGGTGATATTACTTTTGCAGGTGAAATAGGACTTTCAAATGCTAATGCACTTGGATTTAAGAAAGGTGTTACAATTAACGAATTCTCAGCAGACGATTCGTTTGCAGACGATTCAGGTCAAGCAGTACCTACCGAAAAAGCAATAGGAAACTATATTAATAGAGCATTAGGATTTAATATTAAATCAGGTGCACAAATTCCAGGAAGTTCAAATAGAATAGGACCAGGCTTTTTACCGCTTAATGGACTAAGTGATATGGAAGGTAACTTGGACATGGGGTCAAACCTTGTTCAAAACGTATCAAATCCTGCAAGTGGCACAGATGCTACAAATAAGAACTATGTCGATGACAATACAGAATCTTATAATAGAATAGATAACCAAAGAGACTTTGATACAACTTCTCCAGGCGCAAACGAAATGCTTGTTGCAACAGGTAACAAGATATTATATACAGGACCACCTACTGTAGGTAGCGGATTTGTAGCAGGAGATGTAATTAACAATACTCTTTCAGGTGGCAGTGATACTGGAACTATTGTTACAATAAGTTCTTATACAGATTCTCAATTAGGAAGTGTAAGAAAGATTATTTATAGTGCTACAAGTGGTACTTTTTCAAATGGACAAACATTAACCAACGGAGTTTCACAGCATGTAATCTTTAGTAGTAATGGTGTTGGATACAACGAATATACACACGTATCAAAAGCAACAGGAAGTGATGTTGCCCTAGTAGTTAATAAAACAGCTACAGTAAATGAGTATTCATTAAATTACGAAACTGGTAGTATTGAAAACGCAGATATAAATGCAGGAGCGGCGATTGCTCAAAGCAAACTAAACATGACTGCGGCAGGAACTATTGCAAGTGCAAGTGGAATTTCGCAATCAGATTTAGGACTAGCGGCATTTAAAGCAGATGAGTTTGATGCTACAAATGGTTTTATAGAATTACAAACAGCAACAGGTACAACAGATGGTATTGATCCTGGTAAGATAACACACATTGGCACAGATAGAGTTTTGGGTAGAAGTGTAGCAGGTGATGGTGCTGTAAGTGCAATAACATTTGATACTGTATTAGATGAAGGTGGAGCAATAAGAGATAGTGAATTCCCAGCTTACTCAAGTGGAACAGATGTTTTACTTAGAACAGCGGCTTCAACTTATAGTGCAAAATCACTAAGTGATGCCTCAACAGGTGACACAGTAGTTTTAAGAAAAACAGCAGGTACAGGTATAAAAGCTGGCGCTATACAAGCAGAAGCATTAATTTTAGGCGGAGATGCTACTTATGAAGTTTTAGGATTAAGCAGTACAACACTACAGGTTAAGACTCCAGGACAAGCTACAATATTAGAAGCATCAGGAACTTCTAGCATCACAGTAAGTATGCCTGGTAACTTAGACATCGGAGAAACAGGATTTACTGGTGCAGAAAGTAATTTCCAAACAGCATCTAGTTTTGGAAGTAACAGCTTCTTAGGTGTTGATTGGATATATAGTTCATTCATAGAAGCTCCAGGAGAAAAGGATGCTAGTGGTACAGGTATATCAATAGGTGCAGGAACAGGATTTGCAGACTCAGCCGCTGATACAATACTATTTGTCACAGGAGGATCAGTAAGATTAAAGACAAATTCTACTGCTACTGAAATAACAGGTAACTTAGTACCTGATGGTAATAATACAAGAAGCTTAGGTGGCGGAAGTTTAAAATGGAATACTGTTTATGCAAGTACGTTTAGTGGAACAGCAACTTCAGCACAATATGCTGACTTGGCAGAGAATTACTTGGCAGACAACGAGTACGAGTGTGGTACAGTATTAGTACTAGGTGGTGAACAAGAAGTAACAACAACTATTTACAAAGGCGATAGAAAGGTAGTAGGTGTTGTTTCAGAACATCCTGCACACTTAATGAACAGCGACTTACAAGGTGATCATGTTGTTGCTGTAGCACTTCAAGGTAGAGTACCTTGTAAGGTACTAGGTAAAGTACAGAAAGGTGATATAATTGTTACTAGTGCAATAGAAGGTCACGGGATAGTAGATAATAACCCAGTGGTAGGTACAGTTATAGGTAAAGCAATTGGTACAAAAGATGACGACGGATATGGCGTTGTTGAAGTTCTAGTAGGGAGAGTGTAATGGCTAAGCAACTTATAAACATTGGTACTAGTGCAAACAAAGGAGATGGCGATCCTTTAAGAACAGCATTTGATAAAATTAATGATAACTTTAATGAACTGTATGCTTCTACTACTTTAGATTTAGATAGCATAGGTTCTAACATGGTGCCAACCACAGACGGCGGCTTTGCACTAGGTTCATCAACTAAAAAATGGTCTGATTTATATGTAAGAGATTTTATATATTTAGGTAATGCTAGACTTCAAGCAGATAGTTCAGGAAACTTACTTGTTAACGGTGCTAGTATTAAAGTAGATGCAGATGTCACAGGAAGTTTGTTTGCAGATGATAGTACATTACTAGTAGATGGTGTTGCAGGTAAAATAGTAGGACCAACTGAACCAAGCAGTTTTAAACCACCTATGTTGACACAAGCACAAATAGACGCACTTACAGTAGCCGAAGGATTACTAGTATATAATAAAACTACAGGAAAATTTCAAGGTTATGCCGCAGACGCAAACAATGACAGTACAGCAGGTTGGGCAGATCTACACTAAATATAGTAAATAGGAAAACAAAATGGCGACAAGATATCCTCTAATAATAGATACAGCAGATAACAATAAAATAAAGGAATTACCTTCAGGAGATGATTTAAACCTTACTGGAAATAATGTTGTTAATGCAGTGAATATTACAGCGTCTGGAGCGTTAAGTGCAAATAGTCTAGTTATAGATAGTTCTAGTGCAACTATAGGAGGACAATCATTTCATAGCACAGCATTTACAGGTGATTACAATAGCTTATCTAATAAGCCATCATTGTTTAGTGGAAGCTACGTTGACCTTACCAATAAGCCTACTTTAAAAACAACAATAGAAAGTTTAGATAATGTAGGATCTACTGCACCAACAAACAATCAAGTGTTAATTTATAATGCAAGTTTAGGTAGATATGAACCAGGCGATCAAACAGGTGGCGGTGGAGGCGGCGGCGCTGGAATTACCATACAAGACGAAGGTTCAAATTTAACATCGTCCGGCACAATTTTAAATTTTGTAGGAGCAGGTGTTACTGCTACTGGCAATGGTGCAACCAAAACTATTACAATTACCAGTGGAACTGGTATTGCATTGGATAGCCTAAGTGTAGGATCACCAGCAAGTGCAAGTGGTTCAGGATCAATAGCATACGATAATTCAACAGGTGTGTTTACTTTTACACCACCAGATTTAAGCAGTTATCTTACAAGTGAATCAGACACATTATCAACTGTATTAGCAAGAGGTGCAACTACTACAACATCAGCTGTTATTCCTTTTTATTATGCTAATCAAGCCGCATTTCCAAGTGCTACTACATACCATGGCGCAATAGGACACAGCCATGCAGACGGGGCAATGTATTTTGCTCACGGTGGTAGTTGGAATAAACTTGCAAATTTTTCTGAAATTCCATCTGTTCCATCACTTGGATCTATTACATTCACAGGAACAACAATAGATTCTAGTGATAGTAGTGGCATAGTAGTAACTCCAGCTATAACAATGAGTAGTGATTTGACTGTTGAAAATGATCTTGTAGTCAACAATAATTTAAATGTTGCTGGATCGCTTAACACTACAGGATCAGGAACTCCTGAAATTTTTTCAGACAACGAAATAGAATTAAACGCTGGCACAAGAATAAAAGCAACAACTGGTCCATTCCAAATGCTGAATGTTACAACGACACAACGGAATGCTCTTACACCCTCTAATGGAGACATAATTTACAACACAACTGATAACAAGTTTCAAGGATATGAAAACGGTTCATGGGCCAATTTGATTTAAGGGGAAGTTATGAGTGAAAAGTACTACCAGCTAGGAACACACACTTCAGAGCAATGGATTGAATTACATGCAGAATTAATAGCAGATGGCAATACCTATGACTCTGTACCTAGTAGACAAGTTACAGTTGAAGATGAAAAGTTACATAGTCCTACAAGAGGATCATATTTGCTTACAGACGATGAAGCAACAGCCTTAAAAGTAGATCCCAGAGTAAAATTTATCAACATTGATTACATGAAGTATCCGGAAACGTATGCTCCCCCTCCAGATGAGATATATGCCACTCGCCCTGAACTCCTTAATAGATATTCAGGATCTGTCAAAGTTTATAGAGAATTTGAAGTATCTAATACATTAAATGTTTCGCATGTAAATAGAACTGGTTATCAAATATGGAGATGTATGCAAAAATTAGACCCTTGGGTGGCTAATGGTTATGCAGATAATTTTGTTGCTGATGTAGAAATACAACAACTTGGTACAGGAAAGGATGTAGATGTAATTGTTGCAGATGATGGTGGAGGTTGGATAGGACATCCAGAGTTCCAAAACAACTGCACAGGCGCTCCTGCACCTGCTGATTACGTAGGTGGTAATTTATTACCCGGTAATGGTACATGCGATCTATTAGATATAGTATTAGATGCTCCTTATTATATAGATCCAGATTACTTTAATGCGGATTCAGCATCTAGACTTACTACTAGATTTGACGGTACAACTGTTCCTGTAGAAAGTTTTGCTAGAGGATGGTGGACAAATGCAAGTAATAGAAGTACAAAATTCCAATCATATGGCACAGTAGGTTCTTTGACAGTAGATTATACAAGAAGCAACTGTAATGGTGATAATACAAGTGTTCCCGGAGGCACAGTATGCAGACACTCTACTCCTTGTTGTGCATTAACTTTTGGTAGAACACAAGGATGGGCATACAATGCAAACAAGTGGGTATTAAATTTATATGGTGCAGATGGTTCAGGTATTGAATCAGGCTTTGATGTGCAAAAACTTTTCCATGTAATGAAGCCAATTAATCCAGAGTACGGAAATAAAAACCCTACACTTAGTTCAAACAGTTGGGGATACAGAGCTAATAAATCTCCAACATCTCCTCCATGGTATTATCACTTCAGAGGTGGTTCTGCAACTTCTTATACAGCAGAAACAGGAATTTCTTGGCTGAGTCACATGGGCTCACAAGGGGACAGTGGACGTTGGAAATCAGAAATGAAAACCAATTCTATGACAACAGCATTAGATGAATTAATAGATTCAGGTGTAATATTTGTATGTGCGGCGGGCAACAGTAATCAAAAACAAGTAAACGACGGACATGTAGACTTTAATAATTATATTGCAACAAATAATACAGACACTTTAGAACAAAGCTCGTTCCAAGAATTTAGTGTAGAGGTTACCGGAACAACCAATCGTAGAGGCTTTCCACAACAAGGTGGAAAACATACTAAAGGTGACGGCACAATAGATTACAGAACAATTAATATAGGTGCGTTAGATGATGATTATAATTCATCTAAAGAAGCAAAAGTTGGTTATAGCGATCGCGGAGAAGGTATAGATTGTTATCTACCTGCTGATGGCACACTTGCCGCAAATGTAAAATATACACCCGAGGGTGACTATCCATCTACATATCCTGGCTTTACTTACAACAGTGGATCAGGAGCAGGTGTTGGAGAAGATACAGGTTTTAGTGGCACTAGTGCGGCATGTCCTGTAGCCGCAGGATTTATATCGACAGTATTAGAACACAATAGAGATTGGACTTATAGACAGATTAAACAATGGATTAAAAGTTTAGACAACCAAGATGCATCAAACTTTTACACTGGTACAGAATCAACCACTACTAATGATTCAAACTGGACTGATTATAATAGTTTAGAAGGTGGAGATCCAAAAGTTCTTTATCAAGGAAATATAGATAGACGAACACGCAAAGGGAAAAGAAGAGTTTTAGGCCGGGGCATACAAATTAACAATGCTAATATTAGAATTAAGAAATAAATTTTAGCTGGTAAATACAATATAAGGAGTCAAGCAGATGGCTATTCAAGCTATTAACATAGGAAATATAGCAAACGACGGAACAGGTGATGATCTACGTGAAGCGTTCATTAAGGTAAACGATAACTTTACAGAATTGAATACATCAGTAACAAGCGTAAATGTCCAGGCATCTAATCTTGGAACAGGCACTGGACTATTTGCACAAAAATCTGATAATACATTGCAATTCAAATCACTACAGGCAGGTGCTGGTGTAACCATTACGCCTGGCGGTAATACTGTAAGTATTACAGCAGACTCAGGTATTACACAGTTAATACTAATAAGTGATGACGGAAGTATTATTTTGCCCGGAGGTGGACAGTCAGCTAATATACAGGGTGGCACAAATGTACAAACTAAAGTAGAAAGTGGCAATCTTAAAATTAATGTTACTGGATCGGGATTAGTAGCTCTTGATACATCACCTACTCTAAGCGGAAATTTAGATGCTAACGGAAACAATGTTACTAATGGTGGAACTATTACAGCATCTAATTTTAACGGTGCTTTAGAAGGTTTAGTTTATGGCATCGATATTAGAAGTGTTAGTTCGTCTTTGATAGACTTTGATATGGGTGGTCTTGATTTGACAGCAACAAATGTCATGGATTTTATTATACTTACGACAGACTATGATATGGGTACTTTTGCGTCTCCACAAGCAGTTTCAATAGAAGGCGGCAGTCTCTAATTCCTATAAATATAGTATAAGGAGTTATTATGGCTATTTTTTGGACATCATTATCTGGCACAACATTAACAACATTATCTGAAAGAGTCACAACTACATATGCTCTTCCTATAAAGAGTGAATACCTTCCTTTAGCTAGTAATAATATGACTATAAGCCTTGTAAGTGGTACAATACCCAAAGGCATGAGATTAAGTGGCGAAAATCTTGTAGGCACTCCTTTAGAAGTAACAAGAGATACAGTTTACAAATTTGTTGTTAGAGCAAATCAAAACGGAGTTATTGATGATAGAACTTATAGTATAATAGTCACAGGCGCAGATGCACCTACCTGGGTAACCGCAGAAGACTTATTACCGGTAGGCCCAAATAACACATTTTATATTATTGATAGTGCTCCTTTAGACTTTCAATTAGTTGCAACAGATACTGATTTATCTGCAGGAGATACTTTAGAGTATTACATACAAGAAGGTGATGGAGAATTGCCTCCAGGAATACAGCTAACAACTGACGGTAAACTTGTAGGTGTTGTAGAACCAATACTAGCATTAGAAGATGCCTCAGGATCTGGAAAGTATGATACTAATAACTATGGAAATTATCCGTTTGATTTTGGCATAAGACCAGATAACGGTTTTGATAGCTTCTTTTACGATACAGTAATTTATGACACATCTACACCTTCAAATAGTCCTAAAAAACTTAACAGATTTTACGAATTTATTGTTTCTGTTAGTGACGGTGATACCATTGTTAAAAGAAAATTTAGAATTTATGTTGTAGGAGATGACTTCCTTAGAGCAGACAATACTATCATGCAGGTTGCAAATGGCGTGTTTACTGCTGACAACTCCCATATTAGGGTTCCTATTTGGTTAACTCCGGCGAACTTTGGGTTTAGAAGAGCTAATAACTATGTCACATTATTTTTAGATGTGATAGACCCTAACAGTTTAAGTGGCGTCATATCATATTCTTTACAAACCACAAATGATGATGGAAGTACTAGTGCATTACCGCCAGGAATGGCATTGGATACAATTAATGGAGAAATAGCAGGTAAAGTACCATACCAACCAGCAGTTACAAAACAATACAAATTTACAATACGGGCATTTAGGCAGGCGGCGACAACAGCTGAAACTAGTTTTAAAGATAAAACGTTTACTGTCAGTATGCTTGGAGAGATTGATAGTGTTCTTGCATGGACTACAAAAGCAGACTTAGGAACAATCAATAGTAACTATATTAGCACATTGAGTGTAGTAGCTACTTCTACTGTTCCTAGAGCAAACTTATTATATACACTAACTAGTGGTAGCTTACCTCCTGGACTTGCATTAAGCTACGACGGAGAAATTATAGGAAAGATTAATAGTTTTGGATCTGTAGGAAATTTAGGATTGACTGTGTTTGATAACGCAGGATTACAACTAGACGGTAATACAACTTCTATTGATAGGAAATTTAAATTTACAGTTAAAGTACAAGATCATTTTGGCTATAGTGCTATAACAAGAGAATTTACAATACAGGTTACTGATCCTGATGATAAACTTTATAGTAATTTATACATAAGGCCAATGCTAAAAACAACACAAAGAAGTAATTATGAACTTATTGTTAGTGATAATAACTTGTTTGACAGTTCATTAATATATAGACCAAACGATCCTAAATTTGGAATACAAAAAACTATGCAGATGCTTGTGTATGCTGGAATAGAAACTAAGTCCGTTAATAATTATGTAGCCGCTACAGCAAAAAATCATAAGAGAAAAACATATAGACTAGGCGATATAAAAAGTGCAGTAGCAAAAACACCAGGAACAACTACAGAAGTATACGAAGTAATTTATGTTGAAGTAATAGACCCAGAAGATGCAATTAAAAAGACAAGAAAACACTTTACAACATTTAATCCTACTGAAAGAACAGTGGATCAAACAATGTATAACTTAGATGCTGATAGTGTAGAAAACTTAGAACCTACTGGTCTAAGAATGGGTACCAGAGGCGGAGATGTTATCTTTCAACTGTTACCAGCTTTTACAATAGGGACAAGAACTGCAGACGTACAAGTAACTTCAAATCCTATTAGTGCTACACTAAGGTCAGGCGATATTACTTTTAGGCCAGACGTACAAGGAAGTGAAGATCCGTTTAGATTTAGACCAGTTCCTGAAAATACTGTAAAAGCAGACAGTCTTGCTATAAGTGTTGATGGTGGCAACGAAGGCAAAAAGTATATAAGCAATATTACTAACATGAGAGATAATATTAGGGCTGTAGGAGAGACTGAATTAAACTTTTTACCATTATGGATGCGTACTTCACAACCTGGTTCAATAGAAAATTTAGGATATGTTAAGGCAGTTCCTTTATGTTACGTTAAACCTGGCAATAGTACAACTATAATAAATGCTTTAAATACTGCCAATGTTAAATTTAACCAGTTTGACTTCGACATAGATAGATATGTGATAGACAGTACAACTGGCAATTCTAACGAACAATACTTGCTATTTCATAACTATGAATACAATGTTTAAATGATATAAATACTATGGAGAAAGAAATATGGCTATAACAACAAGTTTAACTGAGATAAATGCTATCGACGCAACATACCCTGTTGCAGGTCAGGATAACGACAGTCAGGGCTTTAGAGATAATTTTAATAATATTAAAACTACACTAACAAAAGCAAGGGCTGACCTTTCATCTTTAGATACAAATACTGCTAAACTTAATGCAACTAACGACTTTAATGGTGAGACAATACAAGAAGCTAACTTTTTAGCCACAACTGATGTTGCATATGGCATAGGAAATGTTTCTGCTCCACAAAATGTAAACTGGTCAAATGGTAGTTACCAAACTATTCAAGTTGGTGCAGATCTTACACTTACACTTGCTCAGTGGCCAGCTTCTGGAAAGCTAGGTAAATTGAGAATGGTTGTTACAAGCGACGGTCCTTCAAGGGTAGTTACTTGGGCAACAAGTGGAGGAACACTTAGAAAAGATAGTGCTTTTCCAGGATCATTTGCTATTGCTTCATCTACACAACCTAAAATTGTTGACTTTTGGACATCAGACGGCGGCACTATTGTATATGCACAATTTGTTGGTACGTTTGGTACATGAACCACCCCTTAGCAGAAGACTACAAAACTTTATCTGATGTTGAACTAGGTAACAAGTTAGACGCACTTAATAGAAAATATTGGATGACAAATAACGAACAAGTTAGGAGTCAGATGGTTATGATAATAGACGAGCTTAGGCTAGAAGCAGAACGCAGAAGATCCGCAGAAAAAGATCCACAAGAAGACAATAAAACACTTGACAACTTGATAAAAATCAGTTAATATAAAGATATGCTGATGAAAACAGATGAATTAGGTATACCACGATTTTCTAATCGTGATTTAATGGATATGATCTATACAGGCCATGTTGACAAATGTCATATGGTATTATGTGACCCAAGTGACGATATAGACAGATTCAATACTGCAATGGAAGAGCAAGGTCTTCCAACTCTTACAAAATATGTTCCATTAGATGTAGACGAAAAAACATTTGACGGTGTATGTCAAAGCGAATGGTTTATGCCAGAAGAATATAAAAATCTTGACATACATGAATGGTGTAAAGCAAAGTTAATGGAAGAACTACAAACAACAAGTTATGGCACAACAGAATTGTCAACAGAGCGTCTAAGGATTGATGACGAGATTAATGCATTTACTGAACGTGGTATGTTAGATGTTTTAAGATACATGGTATACCTTGTTGATTTTATGAGAAAAAATAATATAGTTTGGGGCGTGGGTAGAGGATCTAGTGTTGCTAGTTATGTGTTATATCTAATAGGTATACATAAAATAAACCCAATCCAATATGGACTCGATTGGCACGAGTTCCTGAGATAAGTACATATATAACAAAGGAGGTAATATCATGCCGATGAAACAAGTAGGACGTAAACAGTACAAATCAATGCAAGGTAAAGTCGTTGATATGGATTTACTACGTCAAAAAAATGAGCTTACTCCTGCTGTTGGAAATGCAAAAGTAAATGCACGTGGCGATGAATTAGGGCCTGGTGGTGAAATTGTAAGAACTAGAGAACAAGTTCTTAAAGACTACTATGATTCTAATCCAGGAGTTCCTGATGAAGGAATGATGTCAAGAGCAGAACTTGCATCAGGAGCAGAAGAAGCAGTTGAAGATCCATTAGTTGTTGCAGAAGACAACGAAGATTGGGTTGAAGACGAAGATGGTAACTTTGTAAAAAAAGGTGAATAATGGCTATAAACTTACATACAATCAAAGGGGATTTACGCCCTATTAGAGATAGAGTTCTGGTTAGTGATATGCATTTCGGAGAGCAGAAAACTAAGGCAGGATTAATTGTTTTAGACGACGACACAACAACTAGAGGCATCTATCCTAGATGGGGTAAGGTGTATGCAAAAGGCCCGCGGAATGAAGATGATTATTCTGTCGGAGAATGGATTCTAATCGAACACGGTCGTTGGACTAGGAGTTGTAAAATAGATAATGGAGATGAAGAAATAGTACTACGAATGGTAGACGCAGATTGCGTCCTAGCATATTCGCAAGAACGTCCAAGTGATGTGAGTATGAGCGAATCATGATAGACTTAAACAAATACAAAGATTTTGTAGAAGAAGTAACATCTGGTTCTTCAGGCCGTACAACAGACCTAGTAGAAACATTGAATAGGTTGGAGGAAGAATCTGGTGTTAAGATGTCACTGTTATTAACAGGAGCCATAGGCTTAGCTTCAGAAGGAGGAGAATTTGCAGAGATCGTTAAAAAATGTATATTCCAAGGTAAACCTTTGGATGACGACACAAAGTTTCACATTAAAAGAGAACTTGGCGATGTTATGTGGTATTGGATTAATTCATGCCGATCGTTGGGTTTAGATCCTAATGACGTTATCCAGGAAAATATTAATAAGTTAAAAGCCCGTTACCCTGGCGGAGAATTTGATGCACACTATAGTGAGAACAGGAAAGACGGAGACCTCTAATTCAAAAAATATTAACAGACGCAGATGGAGTTTTACTTAACTGGGAAGATGCATTTACTTCTTGGATGTCAAAACTTAACTACTCTATTGTACAACCAGAAGTTTATAATCAGTACACGAGATACGGAATTACCAAAGAAGAGTCAGATGCTTTAGTAACAAGGTTCAATGACTCTGCTTGGATAGGATGGTTACGTCCTTTAAGAGATGCAACAGAATATGTTCCTGAACTTGCTAAAATGAATTATAATTTAGAATGTATTACTAGTCTAAGTAGTGATTATTATGCAGGTGAACTTAGAAAACTTAATCTTTATAATCATTTTGGAACTGCGGTAACTAAAACTAGATGCATTGGACAAGGTCAAGACAAGGATGATATTCTTAAAGAATATGAACCAGGTCACTGGTGGATAGAAGATAAACCTCTTAACTGTGACGCAGGACTTGATGCAGGACACAAAGTTATATTAATTAATCATGATTACAATAAATGGTATGATAATCCTGATGTAATTAGAGTAAATAATTGGAAAGAAATAATTGAGTTACTAAGAGGAGAGAAATAATGAAAGTACAAAGTTATACAACAAGTGCAAAAGAAAACGTAGCATTTGATGAAGGTTTAAGACAGTTCATGTTAAACATGTATAACCATACTGCTAGTGGTTTAGCAATTAGCGGAGCAGTCGCATGGCTTACATATTCAAGCGGACTATTGTATTCACTTGGAAATTTAATGTGGCTTTTTGTATTTGCACCACTCGGTATGATCTTGTGGTATAGCTTTACTAGCCATAATTGGGATATTAAAAAACTTGGATTATTCTATTATGCATTTGTTGCATTAATGGGTATTAGTTTAAGTACTATTTTTGCAGTATATACCGCTTATAGTATTACCCAAGTATTTTTTATTACTTCAGCAACCTTCGCAGGTGCAAGTCTTTACGGTTATACTACTAAACGGGATTTGTCAGGATTCGGACACTTCCTCATAATGGGCCTGATAGGTATTATAATTGCAAGTGTAGTAAATATTTTCCTTGCTAGTTCAGCAATGATGTTTGCTATCAGTATTATTGGTGTGTTTATATTTACAGGACTGACTGCTTGGGACACACAAAATGCTAGAAACATTTTCCTACAAACTAGAGAACCTAAATACGGTATTCAGTTTGCTTTAAGTCTTTATCTAAACTTTATTAATTTGTTTCAAATGCTACTCGCTCTTTTAGGAGATAGAGAATAGAAAGGGTAACTGATGTTAAAGCAAAAGCTAGAAGTTCCTATAGCCATAAACAAGATATCAGAACATTTAGATATAAAGGAAAAATGCCTTTCTTTAATTGACGAAAGCCCCGGTGAACGTACTAGATATGCTGGGGGCAATTTAGACATAACAAGATGCGATTATTCAGTAGATGGTGTTACATTAGATAACGATGATCCTGCTAGAAAATGGTTAACATTTTTAAAACCTTACTTGATGAACGTTGTTACAGATACTTACAAAAACTTAGGTTATGATACATTTAAGATACATAACATTTGGTATCAACAATATGAAACAGGATCAACTCATGGTTGGCATGTACATACTGACTGTCAATGGACTAGTGTATATTATTTAGACTTACCAGATCTTGCTCCTAAAACACAACTAGTAAGTCCTTGGGATAATAAAACAATCATAAAACTAGATATCCAAGAAGGAGATGTAATTACATTTCCTAGCTTTGTAATACATCAAGCACCAAAAAACGAAAACAATAAAACAAAAACAATAGTAAGTTTCAATAGTGATTCAGACATAGATCATGGCGGGCGTAATATTAGTGGGGTTAGAACACTAGGTGATATTGGTGTCTGATATTATGTTTGGTACATTTCCTAATTACGGATTTATTAATTCTATAGTTCCTCAAGACATATTCCAGTCTATAAAAGAAGAAACTAAAGTATTTCCTAAAGAAGTAGCTAATAATGATTTGGCTGGCAATATAGAACACGAATACAAACTATATGATTGTAAAAGTAAATTAGAACCATTTCTTAAAGTTTTAAGCAAAGAATATGAAAAACAATGGGAGTCTTCTAGTAGTGGAGCTAATTGGCAACTTGGAGATACATGGGTTAATTATCAAAAGAAGCATGAATTTAATCCTCCACATCATCATGATGGTAGCTATAGCTTTGTTATATTTGTACAAGTACCTTTTACATTAGATAAAGAATTAGAAAACAATAGTGTAAAGCATAGTAATACTCCTAGGCCTGGATACTTTAGTTTTAGCTATACAAATATATTTGGCGAAATATCAAACTGCGACATTGCAGTTGACAAAAAAGACGAAGGTAGAATTTTGTTTTTTCCAAGTAAAATGGTACACCAAGTTTTTCCGTTTTATACAAGTGACGAATATAGAATAACTGTTTCAGGAAATGTATATGAAGTTTAATAGCATAATTGTAGTAGGAGGTGGTAGTGCAGGTTGGATGACCGCGGCTACATTAGTAAAAGCATTTCCTAATAAAAAGATAACAGTGGTAGAATCTGCAAACCAACCTGTAGTAGGTGTAGGCGAAAGCACTACACAATTAATGCGGAGATGGCAAAATTTTCTTGAAATTCCAGATATAGATTTTCTTACAAAATGTAATGCAACTAATAAATTAAGTATTAGATTTGAAAACTTTCATAAAAATGATAAGGTGGGGTTTCATTATCCTTTTGGAAGACTAGACGAACGATATTATAATATATCAAACTGGTTTGGATATCAATTTCACAAGCAGGTTCCTTTTGAAGACTTTGTAAACGACTGTTCACCTATAAATTACTGTATAGAAGAAAACAAGGTACCAGATATAGTCTTACCTAATGGATGGTGTATAGAAAAAGATGCCGCCTGGCATTTTGATACACATAAATTTTATGGATACTTACGTGACGAATATTGCAAACCAAAAGGTGTAAAGCATATTGTCGCGGATGTCACAGGTGCAGATCAAGATGAAAACGGATACATAGAATACATAAGGACAGACCAAGGACGTCTAAAGGCAGATCTGTTCTTTGATTGTACAGGGTTTAAAAGAGTATTAATAGAAGGTGTACTAAATGAACCTTGGAGAGGTTTTAACAACAAAACATATACAAATTGTGCATGGGCAGGTGCTAGGCCTTACGAAAACAAAAAAGAACAATTAAAATTATATACAAATAGTGTAGCTCTTGACTATGGATGGGTATGGGAAATACCAACATGGGAGAGGATTGGGACAGGATATAATTATTGTGATGATTACATTACCTCCGAAGATGCATTAAAAGAGTATAAAAGTTACTTAGGACCAATTGCAAATGAAATGGAATTTAAACACATTAGAATGCGTAATGGTATGAGTGAAAGAATGTGGGTAAAGAATTGTATCAGCATTGGATTAAGTGGCGCATTTATAGAACCATTAGAGTCGAACGGACTTATGAGTGTTCATGAATTTTTATTACAGTTTGTAAATATAGCACATAATAAAGAAACCTTAAATAATTTTGATGCACAAGCATTTAATCATAACTGTAGAGAACAATTTTTATACTTTGCAGATTTTATATCATTACACTATGCAATGACTTCTAGAGATGACAATCAATATTGGAAAGACATACAACAACAAAATTTTACAGACAGTCCTTTATTAAGACAAGTTTATGAACTTATGGGTTGTCCATATTGGGAAATAGAAAATAGACTGAGTTGGGAGGAGTTTGGTGCAGTTTTATATATGATAGCTGGACATAAAATGACTCCTTATAATATGTTTAAAGACTCAAATGCTAATTTTTGGGGTAGTAGTTTGCCAGAAGAGCTTAAAAATTTAGATATAAAGATAAACAAAGTACATCAAGAAAAAAGAAAATATACAGATAGTTTCCAAAATAGTGTTGATTTTTACCAAAAATTCCATTGACAAGCAGACATTTTACTGCTATAATACTATAAAAATGCAGGAGCAACAATGAAAGATCTATGGGTTGAAAAGTATCGTCCTAAGACAGTAAATGGATATGTCTTTAGAGATGAAGCACAAAGAAAACAAGTTAAAACTTGGATCAAAGATAAAACTATTCCTCATCTACTTTTTAGTGGGAATGCAGGTATAGGTAAAACTACATTAGCAAAACTTTTGTTTAATGAGTTAGAAGTTAACGAATACGATATACTAGAAATAAATGCCAGTAGAACTAACTCAGTAGATGACGTTAGAGATAGGATTGTTAACTTTGTACAAATGATTCCATTCGGAGACTTTAAGGTTGTGTTGCTAGATGAAGCAGATTATCTATCACCTAATGCACAAGCGGCACTTAGAGGTGTTATGGAGGAGTATCATACAACTTCTAGATTTGTTCTAACTTGTAATTATCCAAACCGTATTATTCCAGCTATCCATAGCAGGTGTCAAGGTTTTCACATTGCAAAAATTGATCAAACTGAGTTCACAGCTAGAGTGGCAGAGATACTTATTACTGAAGGCATTACACCAGACTTAGATATACTTGATACATATGTTAAAGCAACTTATCCAGACTTAAGAAAGTGTATCAATACTGTACAAATGAATATACAAGACAATAGTTTGCTTAGACCAAATGAAGGTGATACTGGAGAAGCTGACTGGAAACTTGATATGGTAGAACTGTTCAAAGAAGGAAAAATACAAAAAGCAAGAAAACTTTTGTGTGGTACAGTTCGTCCAGAAGAGATGGAAGATATATACAGATGGCTGTATGATAATATAGAACTATTTGGTGATGATGAACAACAGGATCAAGCAGTTTTAATTATAAAACAAGGATTAGTAGATCATACTTTAGTTGTGGATCCAGAAATTAATTTGGCCGCAACATTAATCAGACTTTCGAGATTAACGAGTGACGTACATAGTAAATGACAACTGTATAAAATGCAAACATATGGATTGCGTTGAGGTATGCCCCGTGGACTGTTTCTACGAGGGAGAAAACATGTTAGTTATACATCCAGACGAGTGTATTGATTGTGGTGTATGCGAACCAGAATGTCCTGTAGATGCAATACTTCCTGATTCTACAGGTGACAAAGATTTTTGGGTTGACTTTAATAAAAAATGGTCAGAACAATGGCCAAATATAACTGAAAAGAAAGATGCCCCAGAAGATGCAGAAAAATGGCAAGGAGTGCCAAACAAATTAGAGGAACACTTTAGTGAAAATCCAGGCGAAGGCGACTAGCAAAAACAGAACATTAATAAATGACCTAGTTAGATTAGAAGTACTAGAAGAAGAAGTAGAGTATTACAGAACACTAATCCAACCCCAAGACACGGGACATATACATACTGCAATACATTTTATTGAAGATAGAATTAGAAACTTAAAAGGAAGGAAAAAAGAATGGCCGTTCGCTTAATATCATATAGTAAACCATCGGAATACGAAAATAGTGCTTATTATGAAACTGATAAATCTATAAAAGATTGTCAAGATTTAGTTGCCTATTGTGCTAGAGTAAGTAACCCTAGCAATCAAAATAACAAGGAAACAAACGAAAAACTATTAAAATATCTAGTAAAACACAAACATTGGTCACCGTTTGAGATGGTAAGTGCTTGTTTAGAAATTAACACAACAAGAGATATTGCACATCAAATTGTACGTCATAGAAGTTTTAGTTTTCAAGAATTCAGTCAACGTTATGCAAACCCAGAAGAAATGGGCGATATGTTTGTACATCGCGAAGCTAGGTTACAAGATAAAAAAAATAGACAAAATAGTGTTGATTTAGACCCAGAAAATAAGGAAGATATTAGACTAGGAATGATTTGGGCCAGTCATCAAAACAAAGTTATACGAGAAGCACAAGAAGCCTATCAATGGGCTATAGATAACGGCATTGCTAAAGAACAAGCCCGTGTAGTCCTACCTGAAGGACTAACTAAAACTAGACTTTACATGAACGGAACATTACGAAGTTGGATTCATTATATAGAACTGCGTGGCGGTCACGGCACACAAAAAGAACATATGGAAATTGCTCATGCATGTGCTGAAGTTATTGCAAAAATATTTCCAGCAGTAAAGGAATATGTGGAAGCCTCAACACCCGACTAATAGTTAGCCGGGGTTGAAACAGGAAGTTAGTTACACGTCTCCGTAAACTTCTAATACCTCCCTAACAGCTTCATGTCTTTCTATATCTCCTTTTGCAAAACGGACTATGTCCAACCGAGAAAGTTGTTTATCGTCGAGAAATCCAACAAATTTTAAAAGACCATTGTCATTTACACGATCAGCCTGAGCTAGATCACCTGTAACTGCCATTTTAGATCCTATGCCTATCCTTGTTAAAAGCATTTTCATTTGGCTTTGAGTTGCATTTTGCATCTCATCTGCTAAAATAAAAGCTCTTTTAAATGTTCTGCCTCTCATATATGCTAGTGGGGATATTTCAATTATGCCTTCATCTATCATGCCTGATATTTCTCGTGCATTAAAATATTCTCTTAATACATCGAATATTGGCCTAGTCCAAGGTGCCATCTTCTGTTCTAATGTTCCTGGTAAAAACCCCAGATCTTCATCAACAGAAACTGCTGGCCTTGTGACAATTATCTTATCAACTACACCCTCTTTAAACAATTTTACAGCCACCTGAACAGCAATAAGTGTTTTGCCGGTTCCTGCAGGACCAATTCCGAAGACTATATCTTTTCCCCGGTCAAGCAGTTTTAGCATGTATGTTTCTTGATTTTTATTTCTTGGAAGGATGTTTACTTGATCTTTCTTTTTATATATGTCAAAGTCGACGACATTGTTTACTGAATTTTGTCTCACTTTTCGAGACGCTCGTTTTGCACCCATTAAGTGTCCTCCTTACAATGGATTTGTACGTAGGACTTGCGCCACGTCGGGCTAGTTGCCCTACAAAAGTATTTATACTTGTCAGACAAAGGTTATCAACATACATATTACGATAAATAAAAGTATACAATGGAGACATCTATATGATTAAAAATTTAAAAGATTTAGTAATCATTATATTAACAGGCGGAGTTTTAGGACTCTTAGGCGTTATTATTATTGGTGACTACTATGTAGCCTTAGCAGAAAATAGACCAATAGATGAAGAAGTAATAACACTCATGAAGATGGCCCTAACAGGATTAATAGGTATTATTGCTGGTTATATGGGAAGTAAATAAACTATGCAAGATATTTACGATATTATAAAAAATGTTGAAGGAATTTACGAAAGTAATTCTTCTTTTAGTATACTTAAAGACTTTGAAAGAGTCTTAGATGAACTAGACTTGTATGTCTACGACAACTGGGAAGATGGCGAATTAGCTGAAGGTCCTAAAATTGACAGGCATTGGGTAACTTGCAAGTTCTTTTGGCCCAGAGCTAAGATGCCTGATCCAATGGGCGGTAAACGTTTACTTGATTATGATTGTAAAATTACCTATCAAAAAACACATATGATAGAGCCACGTAAGATTAGAAAGCCAGACGACATTAGACCAGGTACAAAAAAAGGCAAGTTAGATAAAAAAGCAATTTGGATTGTAGAAATAATGATGCCTAAAAAATTAATATCAGATATGTTTGGTTCATACCAAGAAATGGAAGATATGATTGCAGATCCGCAAGAGAACACTAATGCAGGAGCCGGAGCAGGAGCTCAACCTGCTGATGCAACAGCAATGGGAGGAGCGGCACCGCCGCCACCAGTACCAGGCGGAGGCGAACCAGCACCAGCGGCACCTCCTGAAGGAGCAGTATAATGGGCGGATTGCATAAAGAAGATCTAAAACATATGATATACGATATATTTGAGATTGATTCATTTTCAAGCAAAATGGGCGAAGATCAAGATATAGTTACAGTTAGTTTTAGTATGCGTGATAAAGCACCTGCAGTTGACCTAGTTAACTTTTTAGAAAGTGGTTATAGTTTTATATTAGATGCTGATGTTACTCCTGGAGAACAAAGCGATGGCACATATAAAGTATTTGTAGAAATGGAGCGAGATAAAGGTGTAGCTAATAATATTTTTGAAATACTAGACGGTGTTAAAAAGATTGGCGGATTAGATTCTTTAAAATTTAGATATTATAAAAACTTTCAAAGTAAGGAAGCTACTCTTGAAAACTTAGAAAGTGTTCCATCTAACGCAGACGATTACAAGAGAATAAAAGAAGAAACAACTTTAGAAAATTACAAACACTTTTTTAACAAAAGCTATGTAGATCAAATCGACTTACTTGAGAATAAACTTACAATAAAGAAAAAATACTCAGAAGCTTTACACTTTAATTTTATAAAATTTGGTAATAAACAAGAAATACTAGATAGTATTACTGAAAGTTTTAATCCTTGGGACTTTGCTGAAATAATATTTTTATCAAAGTACGTAGGAGATTACAATATTACAAAATACGGTAGCAAATTAACGCTGGAGAATGCCGGGAAGACATTAGTTGTTGAACGTATTCAATAAATAATTTTATAAAAAAAGGATCTAAACAATGGCTAAAGAACACTTTAAATTTAATTTTGAAGAGTGGATGGCTGAAGAGCTTATCCATAGAGATGACTGGCGAGATTGGTACAATGCTATGTGCGAAATCTTACCATTATGGGAAGTTAATACTATAGAACGTGTTGCAGGATTTGTAGCACAATGTGGACATGAGTCCGGCGGCTTTAGAGTCTTAAGTGAAAATTTAAACTATAGCGCCAAAGCATTAAATTCTATATTCCCCAAGTATTTTAGAAGAGCTGGGAGAGATGCAAATGAATACCACAGACAACCAGAAAAAATTGCTAATGTCATTTATGCAAGTAGGATGGATAACGGCGATACTGCCTCTGGCGATGGTTGGCGTTTTAGGGGTGGTGGAATACTTCAGCTCACAGGAAGGTACAACTACACAGAATTCGCAAAAGCTGTAGAAAAAACACCAGAAGAAGCAGTAGACTATGTCAGAACCAAAGCAGGAGCATTAGATAGTGCATGTTGGTTTTGGGATACAAATAATATCAACAAGTATTGTGATGCACAAGATATTGTTGGTATGACTAAACGCATCAACGGTGGAACAATTGGTTTAGACGATCGTAAAAAACATTACATTCATGCATTAGACGTGCTGGGTGGTGATTTTGAAGAACCAGAAATAGAGTATAATCAAACAATAAGACAAGGTTCCAGAGGACCATTAGTATCTGAAGTACAAGAGAAACTTGATATTGATCCTGCTGATGGAATTTTTGGTCCAGGTACTGCAAAAATTGTAAAGCATTGGCAAAGTTCAAATGGACTAGTTGCTGACGGTATTGTTGGCCCAAAAACCTTGGGAAAGTTGTTAGGGTAAATACAACTATGTTTAGTGGATTAAAAATTGCGTTGGTGTTTATTATTCTGGCCGCGGCTGGTGGTGGACTATTTTACGTAAAACAATTACAATCCAATCTTGAAATTATGAGACTTAATAATGCTAAACTAGAAACAGCAGTAGAAACTACTGAAAAAAGTTTAGCATTACTTAAAGAAGATAATATTAGACTAAACAACTTATCAGATCAATTAACAAAAGACTTACAAAAAGCAGAACAGTACGGTGATAACTTACGCAATAGACTACGTGAGTTAGATCTAGTGCAGGATGCTATAAGAGATAGTAAAGACTTAGAAGGAAGGATGAATGGTGCCACAGCTAAATTATGGCGCGAGTTGGAAGCCGCTACTGGCGGTGATGGCGATACTCCTCTTCCTAACTGGTTGCTCGTCGTTCCGCGAACCGGAAGTGAAAATAGTAACACAGATAGAGAAGACAACAGTACCGACAGTAGCTCGACCAAAACCAATTGATCTAGTAGACACTAGAGTATACGTTGTTACTAAAGATAACTACGAATCCTTCGTGAAAGAATTTACTGCTGAACACGGCGAACTTGCATATGTGGTTCTTTCTATGAAGGATTATGAAAACCTTGCAATTAACATAGCCGACCTTAGACGTTATATAGAACAACAAACTGAAATCATTGTATATTACGAAGAAGCAGTTAAACCTGACCAAGAAGAAACCACTGACAAATAGCAAATGAAATCAATATAAATACTATTGATGGAAACAATTTGGAACATGGTAGAAAGAATGGCGGGTGACCGTCTGTGGATTTACACCGCAATAGCAGGTTCATTACTAGGACTAGCATTCTCTACCTATATCAAAGACACTAGAATTGGAATCTGGTGTTATGGCAAGTTTGATCAAGTACTTGACTTTTTAGTTCAAAGATGGGGGTGGACTTGGTTTGAACAACCAAAAGACGCATGGCGTAAAAAGTATCCACATGTAACTAAAAAGATCGATGAATTAGAAGCAAGAATAAAGAAACTGGAGAAATAGATGGAAGCGTTTGATAAGTTGGGATTAGACTTTGCCACTATGATGGTTCCTTGGATTGCTATCCTAATAAGCATCAGTGCCGCTTTTTGGTTCAAAGATTTTGCTACAAACTTTATGCAAGGATTGAAGTTTAGATTTAATCCTGCTTTTAACGAGGGCGACGAAGTAATACTAGATGGGGAACAATCTATAATTGTAAAAATAGGTTTACGAGAAACTGTATTTGGATGTTATGGATCCAGAGGTTATACTTGGCGATATGTTGCTAATGATCGTATAGGTTCATTAAAGCTAGAAAAAATTATTAATAAGGATCTGCATTTAGATTCAGATATAGAAAAAGGTTTAAGAATGCAGAAACTTATAGATAAAGCACAAGATGCAACTATAGATAGAAACAGTGATAGTATTGCTAGAAACAAAGAAGAAATCGAAAACATAAAAAGAGGGGGAAGAAATGCCTAGAAAGAAACTTGAAGATTTAGAAACTGCACCGGCACCAGATGCTGAGATTGCAGTTCCAGCAAGTAATGAAAGCATTAGTAAAAAAGTTAAGCTAGACCTAGAAGTAGATACAAGTGTTAAAGACCTAGGTCCTAATCCTTTTGCTAAAATTATTCATCTTGCAAAAGCCGTCGATGCTTGGAGAATATTTCCAAGAATATTTATTACTACATACATCATCTTGTTATATAAGTGTGTAATATGGTTTATGAACCTAGATAATCCTACACTTGAACAATCTGGACTAATTAGTATAGTCGTAGGTGCAGGTGCGGCTTGGTTTGGACTATACACTTCTAGCAGGAAATAACTAAATAACTTTAAAAAACCGTCAAAATTTTGACGATTGCAGGTGTAAAATTTCTTACGATTTTTACCGGTGTGTAATTGGTTAATGGTACAAATTGCAATATAAATACTTGCCTAACGTGAGGGAAACTATATATGAATACTAGGGTAATTGTTTTAGCAACGTTGTTTGCTGTGGTCTTTGGATCATTAGGAGATGCGTATGCCGAAACTAATGTAAATACGAATACTAAAAGCGACTCCAATGTAAAGTCAGAGGGCAGGACGATAGTGATATCTCCTCCTCCATCTGCTATAACTCCGTCAGTAAATAGTTCATCGTCTGATCTATGTACAGTTGGAGTGGCTGGTGCAGTACAAACACAGATACTAGGTATTTCAACAGGTGAAACTGTAAGAGATGCAAACTGTGAAAGATTAAAAATATCAAAAACTTTATACGACATGGGTATGAAAGTTGCGGCAGTATCAGTACTATGTCAAGATAGGAGAGTTTATGATGCTATGGAAATGGCGGGAACTCCTTGTCCTTATTTAGGAAAAATAGGCGAACAAGCTACTGACGAATGGCAATCCAATCCAGGAAAAATACCACCTCGTGAAGAATTGGAGACAAAAGAAGATGTTCAAAAGAAACAAGCTACTTTGGGTATTGGCGCCGTTATTGGCAGTGCTCTTATGCTTTTGCTTTTACTGTAATGCATCAGCACAGGTTGTAAATACAACTCCCCAAACTTCCACGACAGGTGATTTACTAGATCCCAGTGCTCAGAACTGGACTGGTACTTATGGTACTGGTTGGTGGGGTGGAAGTAGAAATCCAGCAGGTGTTGGAAACGAATCTGTTCCTAATAGATTACCTAATGACAGTGGATTTATTTGGGGTGGTGCAGATGAAATTATTAGCACAACTATAGCTATTAATACTGCATTAGCACAGGCAGGTATACAGGTAAACGGATTTACTTATAAATGGCGAGTTAAAAATGGTAACGCAAATATCTACACAAACCAACCAGGAATAGATGATTTTGAAATCACTGTTGAAATATTAGACTCCAACGGTAACACATATCAAACATATACTTATGATTACGGCCATTCTCACAATTGGACTACTCATTCCGGATCGGAAACTTTTCCTAATCAATTTTTACCTCCGTCATATTTTTCAGATATAAACATACTCGCACAAGGAAGTGATAGTGCAAACTGGGCTGGTCGTTATGGTCCTGAATTTAATGTTGCTCAATCTGAATTAAAATTAACCTTTTCAGCTAATCCTTGCCATAACGATCCGTTATATGATCCGCAATGCCAAGGTTATGCAGTAGCATTGTTTAATCAGCAATGTACTCAAAACCCGTTATTTGATCCTACTTGTACAGGATATGCGGCGGCTTATATGACACAACAATGTTCAGCAAATCCATTACATGACCCAACATGTCCTGGATACTCAACAGCATACTATAACCAACAATGCTCTTTAAATGCATTACACGATCAGAATTGTCCTGGATATGCAACTGCTTATTTAAACCAACAATGTGCTTTAAATCCATTACATGATACTTCTTGCACTGGTTATGCTACTGCATATTTTAATCAACAATGTTCAATAAGTGCATTACATGACCAAAACTGTCCTGGATATGCAACAGCCTATTTTAATCAACAATGTTCAATAAGTGCATTACATGACCAGAACTGTCCCGGTTATGCTACTGCATACTTTAATCAACAATGTTCAATAAGTGCATTACATGATCCGCAATGCCCAGGATATGCTACTGCATATTTTAATCAACAATGTTCAATAAGTGCATTATATAATGCACAATGTCCAGGATATGCTACAGCTTACTACAATCAACAATGTTCACTAAACCCATTGTATGACACACAATGTCCTGGATATGCTACAGCCTACTATAACCAGCAATGTACTTTGGATCCATTATACGATGCAGGCTGTACAGGATATGCACAAGCATATTATAACCAACAATGTTCATTGGATCCTTTATATGATAAAGGGTGTCCAGGACATGCGACTGCTTACTTGAATCAACAATGTGCATTAGATCCATTATTTGATGCAACATGTACAGGTTATAAAGAAGCAAAATGTAACATTGACCCTTTATATGAAACTACATGCATAGGTTATGATGTTGCGTATTTTAACCAACAATGTAGTTTTGATCCACAATATGATGAAACGTGTGCAGGTTACATATCACCAATACAAATTGTTGACGATGGAACTGATATAGATCCAATTGAAGAAATATTAGATACAGAAATTATAATAGGAGATATTAATACAGGTTTACAAATTGAAGGATTACCTACTGTACAAAATTTTGTACAACCAACTGTCGACACAACAACTGAAACAGTACAAGTTCCAGAAGTTGATATTGTACAATCTGACTTGACAGCAATGGAAGATAGTATAGAAAGAGAACTTGCAGAACTAGAATCAATGGATGGCACAATGGCAATGTCTGACAACATAGAAGCAGAAATTGCTTCCTTAGAATCACAGTCTAATAATGGACAATCTAATCAAGAGGATAACATAGAAGCAGAGATTGCTTCATTAGAAGAAGAAACTAACAATCCAAATGCTGATGAGGCTAAAGAAGAACTTGAAGAAGTAAAAGAAGAGTCCGAAGAGATTGAAGAAAAAGAAGAAGAGAAGAAAGAAGATAAACAAAAGTCTAAAGAAGATAACAAAACACCAGGCGAAAAAGATGGATCAATTGGAGGCAGTAAAGAACAAGAAGATGACATTGAAAAAGAAATCGCACAGCTAAAAGAGGAAACTAAAGAAGAGCCAAAAGCTAAGAAAAAACCCACTAGTAGAAATGATAAATTAAAGATGTTAATTGCTAAAAAGGCCAACGAATTAACAAAGAAGATTGAAAACGCAGTAACTATAGAACAACAAATGTTAGTACAACGACAACTCCTTGCACTTATTTCTTTTGTGCCAGGTTTTGATTACAATAAAAAAGAAATAGAACAGATTGCATTTTATCCAGATAAGCCTACTGTGGATCATTATTTTTCTAGATGGTTCTTAAACGATCCTAAGTTTGGTGCAATGGAAGAATTACAATACAACTTAAAATAGGAGGAAAAAATGGCAGAAGTTGAATATGGAGGAATTAAATTAAGTGGAGGGAAGCTTCTACTTATATTACCTCTTTTGGGTACATTAGGTGGAGGACTATGGGCAGGATTTGAATTTTATAAAGACTATTCAAACATGAAAGATATCATTGCCAACATAGATACTGGCCAAGTTAATGCACGTATGGATGTTATAAATACAAAGTTAGATGAGGCATTAGATTATTCAAGAGATATTAAGAATGGCCTGCGTGACGACATAGTGCGGTTAGAAAAGATTATAGACAAAGTAGAAGATGATATTAATGAAGTTGAAACTAAAACAAGAACATTAATAGACGATGCTGAAACTAGATTCGATACTAAACGCGATGACTTGTTAAACCAATATGTTGCACAAAAGGACATGCTTATAAGAGAAAACTCTACTACAAAAGAACTTTTAGAAAGTAAAATAAAAGATCTTCAAGACGACATGGAGAAACAGTTACAAAGAGCTCTTGATAATCCTCTCGCAAATAGAAACTAAAAAGGATTATAAAATGTATGAGTATAAGGCAAAAATTTTAAGAGTAGTCGACGGAGATACAGTTGACGTTGATATCGACTTAGGATTCGGAGTATGGATGCACAAAGAACGTGTGAGAATGATGGGCATTGATACTCCTGAATCTAGAACTAGAGATTTAGTAGAAAAGCAGTTTGGCCTTGCATCAAAAGAATATGTAAAAAGTTATCTACCTGTAGGATCAATACAAGTTTTAAAAACTACCATAGACAAATCAGGTGAAGACAGTAGAGGTAAGTTTGGTAGAATACTAGGAGACTTTTTAGTATACCATGGTGAGAAAGACGCACAAAGAAAACTTACTGAAGTTATGATTGATGACGGCTACGGTGTTGCATATTTTGGTGGATCTAAAGACGAAATAGATGCACAGCATTTAAAAAATAGAGAACGTCTAATCTCCGAAGGCAAAGTTACCGTTTAAATAAGTAGTAGTATGGACTACTATGAACTTCTAGGGGTAACAAAATCTTCCTCAGACAAAGAACTTAAAACAGCATTCAAAAATAAAGCAATGCAGTACCATCCTGACAAAGGAGGAGATCCTGAGAAGTTTAAACAAATTAACGAAGCATATCAAGTCCTTAGTGATACACAAAAACGCCAAATGTACGATCAATTTGGTACAGCTGATCCACAGCAAGTAAATCAAAATCAAAGCCAGTCGTTTCATTTTAATTCAGGAAACATGGGAGACGTGTTTGAACAAATGTTTGGAGGAGGTCCATTTGGTTTTGCACAACAACGTCCTCGTAAAAATAAAGATATAAGACTAAACTATACAATAGACTTTAAAGATGTATTTACAGGCGGTGGAAACACTATAACATTTAAATTGCCCAATGGACAGAATGAGATACTAGATGTAAGAATACCAGAAGGTATGAAAGATGGAGACACCCTTAGATTTACAGGATACGGCGATAACTCTATACCTAACTTACCAAGGGGAGACTTATCCGTTGTAATAAGAGTAAGATATCCTCCTGGATGGCGTGTTGACGGTAATAACATATATACAAAAATATCCGTAGGCATGTTAGATTTACTAACAGGAACCAAGATAGACATAAACACTCCTGAAGGTAAATCTATTAGTTTGACAATACCTACAGGAACAAATCCTGGAACTACATTTAGTATAAATGGATACGGAATACCTGTAATGCGTACAAAGCAAAGAGGCAACTTATACGTTGAAATTGGTTGCCAAACACCTAAATTATCAGAAAAGAACCTGCAACTGATAGAGAACATAAAGAGAGATATTACCAAATAACTTGCATTTTTTTTAAATATGTGTATAATGTATAATAGTTAGGAGATTGAAAGATGAATAAAAATAGTTATAAAGCATACCCTCCTGTATTGGTATACGTAATAATCAAAGACTTTTGGAATTCTATTATGACAATCGAAGGATCAGCATTACGTAAACTAGATCCAAGGGTAGCACATATGGTGTTTACGATTTTAGCATTTATGTGGAGTGGAATATTTTCAATTATGGTTGGAAGTATAACTGCATTTGGCATAAGTGCTATAGCTCACGTCGCACTAATATCAGGTACTGCAATTACAGTTATGATCTTTAATGAGGCTGATAAAAGGCCTGATAGCTTAAATAAAACTGTAAAGTCATTTACCTTCAAGAGTGGTTATAACAGTGGACCAAGAGCAAGGCAGAACATGTGGGTAAATGGTAAAAAGGTAAAATTAGATGCAAATGATCCAGGTGGAGAACACGAATAAATGGAAAACAAAGGAACACGTTAATGGTAGAACCTAGTGAAGATTTAAAATTAGTATTTGAAAAAGCAATTAAAGATGCAAAAAACCTAAAGCACGAATACGTTACTATTGAACATTTATTGTTCAGTATAATGTGTAGCGAAACTTTATATAATTTGTTGAAAGGTTTTGGTGCAGATGTTGAATTTATCAAAACTAATTTAGAGCATCATTTAAAAAATAGTTGTAAGGATATTGAAATAGATGATCCTAAACATAAGCCTAAAAAAACACAATCAGTTGAAAGGGTTTTAAACAGAGCTTTTACACAAACTCTTTTCAGCGGAAGATCGCATATTGACTTACAAGACGTTGTATTAAGTGTATTATCAGAAAAGAAATCTGTTGCAAACTACTACTTAGAAAAAGGCGGTGTTCAAAAAGATAAATTAAATGATTATCTCAGCAATGAAATGGAATACGATCTAGCTGAAGATGAAATGTCAGGACAGGCACAACGGGCTTTACGAGCATTTACAACAAACCTAAATCAGGAAGTACAAAAAAATAAAATTGATCCTGTGATTGGAAGAAGTGAAGAACTAGACAGTATTGCACTTGCATTAGGTAGACGTAACAAGAACAACGTATTATTAGTAGGTGATCCTGGAGTTGGTAAAACTGCTATTGCAGAAGGATTAGCTTGGAATATTGTCAATGATACTGTGCCAGAGTTTTTAAAAGAATACAATGTTTACAACTTAGACATAGGATCATTACTAGCTGGTTCTAAGTATCGAGGTGACTTTGAAGAAAGGTTCAAACTTGTTTTAGCTGGACTTAGAGGTAAAGGCAAAACTATAATGTTTATTGACGAAGCACACATGATTAGTGGAGCAGGATCAGGTGGCGGACCTAACTCAAACGATCTTGCTAATATGCTTAAACCTGCACTTAGTAAAGGTAATATCAAAGTTGTTGCAAGTACCACTTGGGAAGAATATAGAAAATACTTTGAAAAAGATAGAGCATTAATGAGAAGGTTCCAAAGGGTTACAGTCGACGAGCCGTCACAAGAAATAACAATGGATATTCTTAATGGCATTAAAAAGTATTATGAAGAGTTTCATAACACAGTTATTTCAGAAGATGCAATCGACTCAGCAATTAAATTAAGTGTGAAATATCAAAGTGATAAGAAACTTCCTGATAAAGCTATTGACTTGATTGATTTAGCTTGTAGTAGGTTTAATCTAAAAGAAAAAGATATTGAGAGAAATGTAGGAGAAGAAAATATTCAGTTTGAACTTGCAAAACTTGTAAATTTACCTGCTGAACAGGTTGCTGAAAAAGAAACTGAGAACCTAGCAAATCTTGAAAAGAATATTAAAGGTAGTGTGTACGGACAGGATAAAGCAATAGAAGATTTAGTTGATAAGATCCTAGTAGCACAAGCAGGATTGAAAGATGAAGATAAACCTATTGGAAGTTTTATATTTATGGGTCCTACTGGAACAGGTAAAACCGAAACTGCAAAACAACTTGCAAAACACTTAGGTACAAAACTTGTACGTTTCGATATGAGTGAATATCAAGAAAAACATGCAGTAGCAAAGTTTATTGGTAGTCCTCCAGGATATGTAGGTTACGAAGAAAATCACGGACTCTTAATTACTAAACTACAAGAAAATCCTAATTGTGTATTACTATTAGATGAAATAGAAAAAGCACATCCCGATGTGTCACAAATACTGTTACAAATAATGGACAACGGAAAAGTGACAGGAAGTAATGGTAAAGAAGCAGATGCACGTAACACTATAGTCATACTAACAACAAACCTAGGTGCAGAACAAGCTGAAAAAGAGTCTATAGGATTTTCCGACGACTTTGACTTCAAATATGAAGATACTGAACTAAAACAATACTTTGCTCCCGAATTTAGAAATAGATTAGACGGAGTAGTAACTTTTGGAAAATTAAGTAAAGAAGTAATGATGAAAGTTGTTGGTAAATTCCTAGTAACATTACGTACACAGGTAGAAGCAAAAGGCATCAAAATTACTATTGACAATGATGCTTTAGATTATCTTGTTGATAAAGGATACGACAGCAAGATGGGTGCAAGACCCTTACAACGTGTAATTGATAGAGATATTAAAAAGCCTTTATCAAGGGCAATGTTGTTTGGAGAATTAAAAGAAGGCGGCGAATGTAAAATTGTCGTTAAAGGTAAATCTATAAAACTTGATTACGAAAAGGTAAAAATTGAAAAAGTTTGAAACAAAAAAACTATTTTACAACAAATATCTTTATGGAATGTCATTTAGAAATCCTATAGCTAGTATCTTTAGAAATAAAAACTTTAGGTATGCGAAGTCTATTATAGATGACTTACAACGTTCTCACGAATCTGGTCTTCCTCTATGGATTAAAAAGACTATGAAAGAGAAGCAAATAAAACAAGACGAGTTTACTGATGTAAGAACTTTTTTTAATGAATGTTTTAGGTATACAAATGAGTATATGTTAAGATGTGAAGGTAATGTTGTTAAAGTTTATTCTAATGACAAACCTTGGCTTAAAAGTATAGCTAAAAAAATTACATCTATTACAGAGTTTTATGAGCCAGATCCAAAACTAGCACAATTTTTAATGGATAATCACAAAACTATGATTGTTAATGGTGATTTTCCATATGAATATAAGATTACATTTGGGAATAATCCTCTTCCAGCTTCATTTGGTGACTGGTGTGAGAGAAATAAAAATAAAGTTAAAATTACTCCTGCTACTAATGATGAAATAAAGAAAAACGGCTATGTTGCTGGACGATATATGTATGCTAAAAATGATTCAACTCTGATGTTGTGTAATTTGATTGCTGGCACTAGTTTTGCAAGAATAGACAAATTGGTAAGCAGGCAAAATATAGATAAATAATTGTATGCCAGCAAACAGTGAAACATTTAATTTTGTAATAAGCTCAACAAACAACACTAGTTTCACCCATCCGGGTGACAGCACGTCAGTGACGAATACATCTGATAAACTAAAAGGTGATGGATACTATGGACGATCTGATGGTTTACATAGTATACAATATAATCTTGATGGATTCAGTGGAACAATACTAATACAAGGCACACTTGCGACAACACCAGTAGAAGCAGACTGGTTTACTGTAGATACTAACACTTTATCTACACAGACTACAAGTGCAATACGTAACGTTACAGGTAATTATGTGTGGATAAGAATAGTAGTAACCTATACAGACGGAACTGTAAATGGTGTTGTTTTAAATCATTAAGGACGAAGCAATGGAACATTTTGTAAGAATAGTATTTGAAAAAGATGATAATTTAAACGAAAACCTAGATGAATCTATTTTTCCAAATCTAACTGTTTTAGAATCAGAACAGGGTGCTAGAGTTTTAGAAATACCTTTAGCTAGACAACTAACTAACGAAGAATCAGACGAATATGCTGAAAGGTTAAGTAAGTACCTTTTTGCTGAAGGATACGAAGATTTTGATATAGAAGTATCAACAGACGAAGCAGAAGAATTAGACGAAGTTACATTTGATGATGACGATGATTTTTTTGCAGAATATGGTGTTATGTGGTTTAACGAAGATGATGTTATTGACGAAGCAGAATACCAAGGACGTAAAGTCAAACTTGGTAAGCCAATGGCTGGAGATGTTAAGAAATTTAAAGTCTATGTAAAGAATCCAAAAGGTAATGTAGTTAAAGTTAACTTTGGGCAAAAAGGCGTGAAAATTAAAAAGTCTAATCCGGCACGTAGACGTTCCTTTAGAGCAAGACATAACTGTGCTAATCCAGGACCGCGTCATAAGGCTCGTTACTGGAGTTGTAGAAAATGGTAGCTTGGGCAGAAATCCTTTTAGAACTTAATGTAGACACTACACAAAGCCTTTGGAAAAAAAGCGGGTATGGTGCTAACAAACTGCCTGAAGTTGTAGAATTACAAAAATGGTTAAATGCTAACGGCTTTAATGCCGGAGGCGAAGATGGAATTTACGGAAAAGGTACTGCCAATGCAGTTAGAGCTTTTCAACAAAAACAAGGAATAGCAGTAGACGGAGATGCAGGCCCAGGAACATTGAAGGCTATGCAAAGTGCAGGTGTACAAAAAGAACCCGCACAAGAACCTGCTCCGACGGCTCCAGCACAACCAGCTCAGCCATCAGGAAATACAACTCAAGGTGTTGACGGACCGGCTGACGCTCAGGCAAATACTACACAGGCAAACCAAACAACTGCACCAGCACCTAATCCAAAAGATAAAGTATCGCCCGGTGCAACTACAACACCAGCTCCAGTACAACAAAACCCCCAGGATAAAACACCTAAAGTATCTCCTCAGGATAAAACAGCACCTGCTACGACAGGAGCAACACCTGCAGGACAGGACACAACTACAGGACAACAAACAGCACCAGTATCACCTGATGCACAAACACAAACTACTGCACCTGGAGGCACTCCAACAGCATCAGATACAACAGGAACCACAACAGCACAACAAGACCCAGATGGCACAAAGACAGCAACACCTGATCCTAAAGATAAAGCACCTAAAGTATCACCTCCTGATAAAACAGCACCAGCTACTACAGGAGCAACACCAGCACAACAAGACCCAGATGGCACAAAGACAGCAACTACTAAAGCATCAACCAAGGACGATACTTTTAATATTAATGGTAAACAAATGTCGCGAAACGATGTTAGTAAACGTATAAATGCTTTATTGAAAAAAGTAGATTCTAGTTCTGTAACTGCAGGTATTGACTTTCAAAGTATGCTAGGAAAATTATTACACGAAGCACTGAGTCAACCTGAATTACAAGAACTACAGGCGTTGATAGATGCAGTAAAAGGCAACAGATATTTTGCAAGGTTAATGAACACCAATAGAATAAAACAACAACTAGTTAAAGCAGGTGTTACAGGGTTGCCTGAAAAACCTGAAGGAAGATACTCAGGTAAAAATAAAAAAAGTACAACAAAATATTACAAAACTGACCCTAAAACAGGCAAAGAAGTTGAAATAGATAAAGACGAAGCTGATGCAATGCAGGCAAAGCAAGACAAGTTTACAAACACAAAACGCGATCCTGATGGAAAAGACGACTTTGATAGAATGCTAGACGGCGATGATGACGACGATATGGACTCTGCAATGCAAAAAAGCAAAGACAAAATCGCGGCTATGAAAAAAGGTGGTGCAGATGTCAAAACCACATCATCGTCTACCAGTACAAGCACAAGCAATGTTACAACAACAGGTGGATCTAGCAATACAACAAGCACCTCAGGTGGGGGAAGCACTACAAGATTTGCAAAAGTTATGAGAGCAACAAAAGAAACTCAAAAACTACGTGCGGAGAAGAAAAAAATAAGAGATCAAATGGACGCACTTGGTGACAAGACAGATGGCTTTGAATATACGGATTCTCCCGAGTACAAAAAATTAGAAGCTGAGTACGACTCTTATAGAGGCACAGATGGTAAAATTGCAAAGTCAAAAGAAATGGTACATCCGGGAGGCGTAATGGATAGCAAAGGTAACATCAAATATAACACAAAAAGTGGTAAATGGGACGGTGACCAATATGATCCAAAAAGAAAAAATGATTTGAGAGATGGTAAAGATATGAAAGATTTATACAGAATAGTTGAACTAGCAGGTTTAGAACAACAATTTAATTTTGATGTTATAGACGATACACACGTACATATGAAAAATGATAGAGACTTTTACAGAAAACAGTATTATCCAGCAATGTGTAAAATTGCAGAACTTACTAAAGGTAGAAAAGTTTTTGATCCTAAAATGATTGTTATGCCATTAGTAGACAATGGCATTAACTCTTACTGCAAAAAATATAATGTTGCTAAAATGCCAGATGAAGTTTTTAAACAGGATCATAGACAAGCATTGTACGATAAAATCTACTCTGAAGAGATAGAACAAATTAACAATGGTGAATATACATGAGATTAAGGCAGTTATTTGAAGCACCAAAAAAAACTGCGGCGTTTGCATTTGGTCGTTTAAATCCTGCCACCTCTGGACATGAACTATTAATAGAAGAAATTAAAAGACAGAATGCAGATCCTTTTTTGTTTTTAAGTGATAGAGCATCTAAACTTCCTACAGATCCATTAAGTTCCGAAGAAAAATTAGCATGGGCACAAAAAAGTTTTAACGGCATTGCTGTAGGACTTGCTAAGAGTCCTTTTTTGGCGGCTGATAGATTATATAAAATGGGTTACACTGATCTAATATATCTAGAAGGTGAGCCTAAAATGGGCAATGTACTTCAATCATACAATGGTAAAAAAATGGATCAACACGATTACAATTTTGATACTTTAAAACTAGTGCGGTTAACTAGAGATCCAGATGCAGAAGATGCCACGGGTATGAGTGCAAGTAAATTACGACAAACTGTAATGGATAATGATATAGAAGCATTCAAGTTAGGTGTTACAAAATCTGCATTACCTTTTGCAGAAGAAATGTTTAAAAAACTACAAGGTTTAATGGGTGTCGATGCTATTGGTGAAAATATAGTTAAAGATGTTGTGGACAAAGTAAAAAAGGATTTTAAAAGACGCAAGAAAGTTTTTGGTCAGGGTCAAAAAAACGAAGCAGTTGGAGATACTTTACCGGATAAAATAAAGGTTCTTAAGCCACAAAATCCACCTAAGGCACCAGATGCAACTATACCAGTTAACAGAACTGGATATACTGCAGATGATGGAACAACCTATGTACAAGACAAATATGATGACAATAAAGTACATGTAAGCAATGGCGGAGGTAAGTACACATTTGTCGATGGAAGAATGACAATGTGGAAAACACCAGCTATCAAAGGATTGGAATATACATATGACTATGTGCAAAGAAAAATTAAATTAAATTTTGTAACTAGTGTTAAAACTGATAATGGAGAGGCAAACGTAGACCAAAGTGCAACGTATGATATGAAGGGCAACAAAATAGCAGACTCCGGTAATATTGGAGTAGGAGCTGGCGGCTTCTCAGTAAATAAAGACAAGTCGGGGGTAACAGTTAAAAATGCAATGTTTGATCCTTTTAATGATGTAACAATAGTTTTAAAATCTAATCCAGCAAAATTACAAAAATACGGCAAAGAAAGAATGCAAAAGTCTATAGACAAATACTTAGCATATACACGGCAAAGCCAAATGGGCAGACCTATGCCTAATGTAAATCACTCAGAAAGATTAAAACAACTAATGGCTATTGCTGATGTAAAATTCCTTAAAAACGGACGTAGTATTCCTGCTAATCAGGCAATCGCAGGTGCTAAGGAATGGTGGGCGTCATTAGACAAAACTAATCAAGATCAAAATGCTAGAATAGCAAAACAAAGAGCACCTCAAGCACCAAGGGCAGTTAATCCAGATGTAGGTGTAAAGGGGTAGTCTAATGTATTCTAGTATTGAAGAACTAAAACGTCTTGCAGGTGTAAATGAGTTCAAAGGATTTACTGAATACAAGATAGACGAAAACCCCTCTGAAACAGCCGCAGAATTAAAACGTAAAGAAAAGAAACTAGGAGTTAAGCCTGGAGATGCTGACTGGTTTAAGCTATGGTTTTCTAAACCCTACATGACTGGACCTGTTCAATTTAGAGGCAGGAAGAAATGAAAGTAGGTGAATTATACGAAGACGGCAGAATAGTAAAGGGTGTTAACACAACAGTTGATGTGGGTACTAATGAAATCCCAAGACAAGCAAAAAAGTTTGGTAATACTGTAGACAAAGACGGAAGACCTCCTACATTAAGTAAAAAAGTAAAAGGTAAAAGCACTAATGTTCTCTATAACTTAGGACTTGCAGAATCAGTACAAGTTACAGAAGCAATACAAGTTTGGCCAATCATAGTCGCGGCTTTTACACTATTAGCTAAGAAAAAAGGAGCAAAAAAAGCTAAGGAAATAATGACAGAATTCCTTAGAAGAATGCCACCTGGTGTGAGTCCTGAAGTAGTTGTAGATTTCCTTAGATATTTAATAGGTGGTAGTGCAGGAGGATATTTTGCACATCAGATATCTAAGAATAGAAAAAAAGAAAAAGAACAAGTAAAAGAAGACATAAATGCACAAAGTGAGATCTATGTTGACATGGACGGTGTATTAGCAGATTTTTTTGGAGACTGGAAAAAACTTGTTGGTAAGGATTGGAGAAACATAAAAGACATAAAACCAGCCTTGCAAAAGATAAGAGATACAGAAGATTTTTGGCTAAATTTGCCAGTGACAAGTAATGCAAAAAACCTACTATCTCTAATCAAAGACATCAAAGGATCGTACAACATTTTAAGCAGTCCGTTGCCAGATGATCCTAATTCAGAACCACATAAAAGACAATGGATTGAAAAACACTTATCATTCTTTCCACCTAAGAATATTATTATTACATTTGATAAAGCCAAGTACGCATCTCAATCTGATGGCACTCCTAACATACTAATTGACGACTACGGAATAAACATAGGAAAATGGGAAGCCGCTGGTGGTATGGGCTTTAAACATAAAGATCATAAGTTTGAAAGAACAGCTAGAAATTTAAAAACACTAATGAAAGAAGATATGAGCAAGTCGGATATTAAGTCAGCCCATAAAAAAGCTGACAAACTAAAAAGTAAACCCAAAGCAAAAAAAAATATAGCAAAATGGGCTAAAGAAAAAGGAATGGATCCAGAAGGTGCTATTTACGCAATAGCAATGAATCAACAAAAGAAGGAATCTTATACAAGAGACCAACTTCCACAAATAAAAAATAAAAATTTACAAAATATTAAACATACAATAGAAAAAGTACAAGTAAAAGATCTTATCCCTGTGCAACAAGAACGTATTATGGAAAACTTTAAAAGACAGGTTGACAGATTGACAGCTGGTAAATACAATCATATTGTAGTAGACTGTGACAATAAAATAATTAATGGGCATCATAGACTAGATGCTCTTAAAATGTTAAATATAAAGGAAGTTGAAGTTGCTAGGTTGCCATGGAAAATAAAAGCAATCGTAGAAAACTTTGCAGACGGTAAAAAAAAGGGTAAAAGCAGACCAGGACGTGTAAAACGTTCAGGTGCTAGTTGCAACGGTAGTGTTACTAGTCTACGTAAAAAGGCAAAAAATGCATCAGGTGAAAAAGCTAAAATGTATCATTGGTGTGCAAATATGAAATCTGGGAGAAAGAAATGAAAGTATATGAAATAGTAGAAAGCAAATCTAAAGGATCAATCGAGGATTGCATACGTAAAACACTCAAGAAAGAAGGCGGAGCCGCAGGTCTAGGTGCAATAAAAAAAGCATGTAAAGATGCAGGACACAAAGAAGATGCACAAAAAGTAATGTCAAAAATGAAAGACGTAAAACAGCATAAAGAAGGCGATTACATATTAGAAACCACAAGTTCAAGTGCAATAGCAACTAGTATGGGCGGAGGTAACGGTTTTGCTAATGGTGGTCCAGGTGTTGTATCACGTATGGGCAAGAAAAAGAAAAAGAAGGTAGAAGGTAAAAGTCCACATAAAAAAGGAACTAAAAAGTATAAGGCTCACATGGCGGCAATGCATGCCGGTTAGACATAAATACTATAACAGGAGCATGTTATGAGATTAAAACATTTTGAAAGCGAATTATGCCCAGATTGTGGTAACCCTAGTTACACTACACTAGACGAAGAAAAACAAAAAGGTGTAGATGGCAAGGTTTGTTGGAAGGGCTATAAACGTATGGGCACTAAGAAAAAAGGTGGCAAGACAGTTGATAACTGTGTTAAAATTAAAGATTCGGTAGAAGAAGGTTCGAATATGGCAATGATGGCTGATATGGTCGAAAAAGATCACGAAGTTGATATGGCTAGATCAGACTTATACAAACTTGCAAAATATTCTATTAAACTCCATAATATGCTAAAAAATATTTCAGAAGCAGAAGGACTACAAGGTTGGCAACAAAGTAAAATTACTAAAGCCGCTGATTACATATCTTCTGTTTTCCACAACTTAGATTATGAAATGAAATTTGCTGAATCTAAGTACCATGCAAAAGCACCTACGCCATACAAAAATGTACTATCAGAAAAGCTAAACAACAAACTTGTTGAAAAGAAAAAGAACTGTGGTTGTGGCCAAGACCCTTGTAAAACATATGGAAAAGTAAAAGAGAGCAGTTCCAAAGATGACTTAGAATATAAGGGTTGGCTAAAAATTTATAAGAAAAGCCCAGATGCGGCAGAGAGCCATGCGAAACACAAGCAGTTTTTAGCACGTTATAAAAAAGAACAAAAAAAATAACATAATTTAGGAGAGGACTATGGAATGCAAGTGCGAGAAATGTGGACATGACCATCATTGCGGTGAAGAATGTTTAGACTGTGCAAATGATGTTTGTACAGGTTGCAGTTGTAAACATTGTAAGTAATATGTTAGCACACCAAATTACAGAAGGATGGGGTTGGCCCAAATGGATGGATTGGTCGGGCAAGGAAATGAAGACCGAATATCTTCCTTATATTGTGCCTAAGGTAAACATTTATCCTGAAAGAGTACTTCTTAAAATGTTGAAGAAAAAATTTCCTAAAATTAAACCATTAGACGCAAGAAGAGCTATTGAAATTGCCAAGGACAAAGGCTACGCCGCATTGAGGGACTAAATATTATTATGAGTATATTTGATGAAATACGAACACTAGCAGGTGTAAATGAAAAGCAAAAGATGGGCTCTCCTGGACAGGCAAAAGGCAAAGATCCAACACCAAAAACTTCTACACCAAGTAAAAACGGTTCACAACCACATCCTTTGAAAGACAAACTTGTAGGCGAAGATGACATTGATACCAATAGATTGTCGGCCGCTATTTCAGCACTTAAATCAGACTTAGATTCCGATGACCCAAATATACTAGTAGCTAGAGGCTTACAAAAAGCAGTAGCAGGAGAAACATTAACTCCAAATGAAAGAAATGCACTCAGTCCTTATGTAGGATTAATAACAAAGCTACTTACTGAACCTAGATTTAGAAGTAGTTTAGTATCTATGAATAGAATACTAAAAGGGCAAAGGCCCAAAGAACAACCAAAAGAAGAGTCTGTTAAGGACCAATTATACCACTCACTTAGAAATTTCAAATAAATGGCGGACGGCGAGGACAACCCCTCACATAAGGAGGCTTGTCAAATGTTCTGGATTGTAAAGGGTCATTTGAATTCATCTATGGATACCATTTACAGTTGTTACAACGGCTATTTCAAACGAATGTGGTGCAGGTTACAAGGGGAAAGTGTAGAATTTAACGGCACTTTGGATGGTTTTGAAGAAGCATATAAAAAAATGCTTGACAAACAGGCAAACTTATAGTATACTTAGTTAAACATTAGGAGATCAATATGAGCAGTCGTGTATACGGTGCAGAAGAAAAGGCAAAACTTGAAAGACTTGTAAACGAAGGTGTCAATGTTTTACAAGAAGTAGAAGACCTACAAGAAGGTTTAAGAGACACAGTAAAATCAATTGCAGAAGAGTTAGAGATCAAACCTGCATTGATTAACAAAGCTATAAAAGTTGCACAAAAAGGCGACTGGAGTAGAGTTGCAGATGAATTTGAAGATTTAGAAGTTCTTGTTGCTACCGTTGGTAAAGACAAGTAGTTAAATACAACAAACGCCCTAGGCCGATTGGCGGGCATGTAGAAGGTACGTTGGCCATAAGCAACGAGGAGAGAAAATGAGTTACGTAGATGCGGTCTTTGACCGTGATCAAGATATAATAAAGGTCGTCGAAAGAGTAGACGGCAAACGAAGATTTCACGAATATCCCGTAAAATATACATTCTATTACAAAGATCTAAAAGGTAAACATAAAAGTATATATGGTGATCCTTTAACGAGGATTGTTTCTAAAAACACAAAGGACTTTCGTAAAGAAGTTGCTATCAACAAAGGCAAAGAACTTTTTGAAAGCGACATAAATCCTATATTCCAATGTCTAAGCGAAAACTATCTCAATCAAGATGCACCTAAACTAAACATTGCATTTTTTGACATTGAGACAGATTATGACCCAGAACGAGGATTTGCTGATCCTGCAGATCCGTTTATGCCAATTACAAGTATAAGTGTTTACTTACAGTGGATGGAAACAATGATATGTTTAGCCGTTCCTCCTAAAACACTTACAATGGATCAAGCAAAGAAAGAACTTGAAGGCATTGAAAATGTAATGTTGTTTGAAAAAGAAGGTGAAATGATCGACACTTTCTTAACATTAATCGAAGATGCTGATATATTATCAGGCTGGAACAGTGAAGGTTATGATATACCTTATACAGTAAATAGAACTAGTAGGGTACTAAGCAAAGATGACACAAGAAGATTTTGCTTATGGAAACAACTTCCTAAAAAACGTGAATATGAAAAGTACGGCAAATCAGCTGTAACCTATGACCTAGTAGGCAGGGTACATTTAGATAGTTTAGAATTATATCGTAAATATACATATGAAGAAAGACACACTTATAGACTTGATGCAATTGGCGAGCTCGAAGTTGGAGAGAATAAGGTTCCGTATGAAGGAACTTTGGATCAACTGTACAACAATGACTTTAGAAAGTTCATTGAATACAACATACAAGATACCGCATTACTGGACAAGCTGGACAAAAAACTAAGATTTATTGATCTAAGTAACGAACTAGCACATGCAAATACTGTTTTGCTTCAAACCACTATGGGTGCAGTAGCAGTTACAGAACAAGCAATTATCAACGAAGCTCATCATAGAGGATTACAAGTTCCTAACAGACCAAAACGTGATGACGAAAATACTGCGGCCGCAGGTGCCTATGTAGCATTTCCTAAAAAAGGTTTGCATAAATGGATTGGGTCAATGGACTTAAACAGTCTGTATCCTAGTGTAATTCGTGCATTGAATATGGCTCCAGAAACTATTGTTGGACAACTACGTGCTGAGCATACAGAAGCAATGCTACATGATGCAATGGTACTGCAAAAGAAGTCTTTTGCAGGAGCATGGGAAGGAAAGTTCGGCTCAGAAGAATACGAAGCAGTCATGGCAAAGAGAAAAGACATTGCCATTACAGTTGACTTTGAAAACCAAGAAAGTCAAGTAATGAGTGGTGCTGAAATCTACAAGCTAGTATTTGACAGCAACATGCCTTGGATGCTTAGTTCTAATGGAACTATTTTTACAACTGAGTTTGAAGGTGTTATACCTGGAATCCTTGCACGTTGGTATGCAGAACGTAAAGAGTTACAAGCCCAACTTAAAAAAGCAAAAGATGCCGGCAATGCAATAGAAACTGAATATTGGGACAAAAGACAACTTGTTAAAAAGATTAACTTAAACAGTTTATATGGTGCTATACTTAATCCTGGTTGTAGATTCTTTGATAAACGTATTGGTCAGTCAACAACATTGTCTGGCAGGACTATTGTTAAGCATATGAGTGCTGAGGTAAACAAGGTAATAACAGGAACATATGATCATGTAGGCCAAGCAGTTATATATGGTGATACAGATTCTGTTTATTTTAGTGCTTATCCTACACTTAAAAAAGATATCGAGGCTGGTAATATTCCTTGGTCAAAAGATAACGTTATTACCCTATACGACCAAGTTGCAGAAGAAGCAAATACGACATTTGAAAAGTTTATGTTGACTGCATTTCATTGTCCTAAAAGCAGATCAGATGTTATTGCCGCAGGTAGAGAAATTGTAGCAGAAAGCGGACTTTACATTACTAAAAAACGTTATGCGGCACTGGTATATGATATTGAAGGCTTTAGAAGTGACGTAGACGGTAAGCCAGGTAAAGTAAAAGCAATGGGCTTAGACTTACGAAGATCCGATACGCCAGTATTCATGCAACAGTTTTTAAGTGAGCTATTACTAATGGTGCTTACAGATATTCCACAGGAGCAAGTACTAGAACGTATTACAGAATTTAGGCGAGACTTTAAAGAACGTCCCGGTTGGGAGAAAGGCTCTCCCAAACGTGCTAATAAAGTTGGACACTATAGAAGGCTAGAAGAAAAACAAGGAAAGGCAAATATGCCCGGACATGTTAGAGCAAGTATTAACTGGAATACACTAAAACGTATGAACGGAGACAAGTATTCGCAGGAAATAGTTGACGGAATGAAAGTTATTGTATGTAAACTTAAAAATAACCCACTTGGTTATACTAGTGTTGCATATCCTACAGATGAACTACGTATACCAGATTGGTTTAAAGAACTTCCATTTGATAATGATGCTATGGAAGAAACTATTATTGACAATAAACTTGACAATCTTATTGGTGTGCTAAACTATAATTTAGAAGATACTAAACAACAAAACAC